AACTTTCCGAAGAACAGGTATATCAAAATTAAGCACGTTGTGCCCAGCAATAACATCAGCAGAGGTGAGCCAATGTAAAGCTTCCGTGATCGGTGGGCATTTACCACCTCGATTATTAAATACGAACTGTTCTTCTTTCGTGCAGTCGTAGATGGCAATACAATGTATCTCAGAAACGTCATGTAATAGTCCGTTAGTTTCGCAGTCAAAGACGAGCATTTGTTTTTCCGACATATGTTTTATCCTTAAACTTTGCTTTTTTTACTGCTTGTTTTGTAGGTGGTTTAGGTGGTTTTAATTCAGAAGTCTGAGCTGGCACTGAAAATTGCGTCCGTAGTTTCATTAAATTTACAGGTGTTTTTATCGTATTTAAGGGAAGCTGCTACACCCGTATCTCCGCTGTATCGATTCTTTAATACTCGTAAAGTAGAGATATCATCTTCTGACTGTTGATCTCTTTCAAGAGCTAGAACAGTATCAGATAATTGGCTTATAGCTTGACTTCCTCTTAGTTGTCCAAGAGAAACTTTTGCACCTTCGGTGTGATCTTTATCAGATTGTGTACGTCTTAAATGTGATACTAAAAATAAACTTATACCAGTTCTTTCAACTAAGCTTCGTAAGCCAGTCATAGTCTGATCTATCATTCTTCTTTCATCACCATCAAGTCCACTTAATAAGATAGATAGGTGATCAAGAAATATTATTTTTATATCCAGCCCGAGAGCCATGTATTCAATTCGACTGTAGATAGTATCCGCAGATAAACTACCAAAATGGTCATATAAATAAAGTTGCCAACCATCGATAGTGGAATCATATGCTTCTTTAAGTGTGGTGTATTCGTGTTCGCCAAGGTGTAGGGCTTTTCCCACAGCTACAGACATAAGTCCTAACGCTGTTCGCCTGTTAGATTCTTCTAATGCGATGTAACCAACCTTGACTCCCTCTTCTAATAGTTGAGTAGCAAGTTGGCGACAGAAGGTACTCTTACCTTGTCCAGTTCCGGCAGTTATAGTAGTAAGTTCTCCATAACGTATGCCATGTGTTTTCTCTTGTAGTCCCTCGATCTGATACTTGTGATCACATGGAGGACTTGGTGTAGTTACTTGTTCTAGTAAAGATTTACCTTCAACAATACCGTCAGGTTGATAAGGTTTAGCGTTATAAATAGCATCTCTAATAGCTTGACCATCGTTAGATTGTAAAGCGTCTGAAGCATCTTTATATTTTTCAGGTAACGCAGCAATAAAAGTACCTTGCGACACTATGTTTTGTCGCTTTCTACCTTTATCATCTATGTAATCACCTAAATCTTTCTTTGTTCCAAGTTTTAAAATTTCAGCAACAGCCTTAGTAGCATTACGACCAGCATCATCATTGTCAAAGAACAAAACTATTTGCTCATAACCTTGAAGAAACTGTAATTGTTTTTGTATGTCTTTCTTTGCTGCTGATGCTCCGTGTGGCAAACTAACGTATGCCCACCTCGGTAAAGCTTCATAACAACTGGCAGCGTCTAGCTCACCTTCAGTTATAACAATACGCTTACCGCTGTTAGGGAATAAATGCTGACCAAATAAAGTGTCAGTGGAAACTCCTTCATATTTGAAGTTCTTTAACTTGTCTTTTGTTTTGAATCCTTGAAGACGTCCAGAGCCATCATAATAAGGGAAGCGTAAGTGTGTTTCGTCTCTATAGATTTTGTAGACTTCGCACGTGTCTTCACTAATGTTTCGTTTTTGCAGCCTTTGGGCTGATCCTTTAAAAGTGACATTGCTTTGCATTTGTGGGTGATCTTGTGTGTCATTGCCATGCGTATAGTGCTGGCAACTAAAGCAGTAGGTGTGACCATCTGTATATATGCCGTTGGCATCAGATGATCCACAGTTACTACATGGTTCGTGTCGTATAAATTCGCTTTCAGTATTCATGTCAGCCAATCAACTGGTATGGCATGGTATGCACACCATAAAATTCCGTATCGTTTGCACCATTGTGCATAGGTTGTTTTAGATCTTTTACTGATCTTGTTATATGGATTTTGAAAGACCATACGTAGGTCTATTTCTGGGTTATCCTCTTTAACTTGTCTTATCTTTCGTCTATCAGCTGGGTCCCAATAGCCTTTACACTCCAGAATTACTCCGTTGGGTAAGACAAAATCAGGAGTGTATAGGTGTTGTATGGTATATGCTAACTTGTGGTCTTCATAGTCATAACTAACACCTAACTCTACTAATAGATCAGCAACCTTTTCTTCTAGTTGTGATCGGAATCCCATTAGAAGTCGTCGTCGTCTTCAACACTACTTGGAGTTGTATCTACAACAACATTAGGTTCACCAGACTTAAAGCCTTTGGTCTTACCAAATAGTCCAGCGATCTCTTCGTCGTTTAAATCTCCAGCATCTATACCAGCTTGACCCTTAACAGACACAACTTGTACTCCGCTTAATTTAAGCGATGTTCCATAAGTTGTATTGTCTCTAAGTATGTAAGGCTTTTGTATGAAGCCAAGTTTAACTGTGCTTCCCTCATATACTGGCGTATCTAAATCTTTTATAATTGTTCCTTCTGTATCCACAATAGGTGGACGTTTATCTTCAGCCCAAGAGAACTTGATGATGTACTTACCATCTTCTACCTCTTCCCATGGTTCAGGTTTTAGTAGTGATCTCTTTGGATTCTTTAGCTTTGATTCTGCCCATTTAAGACAGTCAGCTCTTTCAATTTCAAGTTTATCAACTAAGTCTTGGTCAACTAATGCTTTCAAGCTATAGCCAAATTTACTTGGTCTCAGTACTGCCTGAAATCCAGATAATCTTACTGGTTCAGGAGTTAAGTGTATGTTTCTCATTTAAAAATAGGTGGTTAATCGGTAATTATGCCTGTATCAGCTGACTCTTGAAATCTGTGAGCTAACTTAAACCAGTAAGCAAGATCTTGGTCAGTTGCGTTGTAATCAGCTAATTGATTTTCTTTAATTGTGTTTGCTAAAAAACTACAATCGTTTCTAGTAAGTGGCATATTTAACAAAAGAAATAAGTGGAATTAATCACGGCTTCTGGTTCCAGATCGCCTATGATGGGTGGTTCGTTTTCTGCCTTGATCTCTCTGGCAAAACTTTTTAATGGTTCATGCTTTGCAAACAAATGAAAATATGTTTCCCGTACCAAGGTGGAAAGAATAGACATATCATTCGCTCTGCACAGTACGCTATCGTGTATTAACGCTATTGGTTTATCAAACTTTGTAATTGCCAAATGTAATAGTGAAGCATCATAACTATGGATTAAATTTGGACTGGTAGCATTCTTGTGATGACTTAAATCAACACCTTTTTCTACGCCCTGAATATTAATTTCACAACGACCCATTAATTGAGTTTTAATTGTCTTTGTTTCGTGCTTCATCAAGTGTTGCACAACTATAAAACCGCTGGGTGTTTCCCATTTAATAATTTTTGCTCCATTTTTTATAGCCGTAGCTACTTCTTTTTCTATCCATTTCATTACTTTCATAGGTCCGGGAACAATTACGTTCATCGCAGACCTAACAGCCTTAACGCATTGAGTTAACTCATCCTTATCAATCTGTATTTCTTTTTCTTTTAACGCTTCTCTTATGTATAAACGATTGGAAAAAGGTTTAGCATTGTAAGGAATAGTCATAACGCACCTTTTGGTAGCTTTTCTATCCCAATATGGTTTTAATCTATCTGGTATATCAGGTAAACTTTGCTCTGCTATGACTTTATAAGCATCCTGTGGTTTATCTGAATCCAGAACGTTAACCATCTTAGCTGTGGACTTATCCCTTGCCATCCCTGCTAAAATCTGTAATCCAGAACAGGTTGCGTCAGTTGCCACGGGCAGATGAGTGTGTAACCTTGAGACAGCTAAGACAACAGCATAGTATTCCTCACACGCTGCAAGAAATTGCCACGGTTCGTCAGCTACTTCCCAATCAGATATATTTCCAATTGGATCAGTTGCAACACGAGTTATTAATAATATATTTTCACGTTTAGCTACCCAAGCTAACCTCTCAGACATAGATGCCTTATCAAGACCATAAGTTGTAGCTACTTGAAAAGCTAACCAAGTCATTGCTTCCTCGTTAACCTCTCCTCCTTCACTGAAGTTAAGTAAACTTTTACCAAAGTCAGTACATTGAGGAGTCAGAAAAGCTGGTATAGGGTAAGTTCTACCTCTATAGTCAAAGCTCCAAGGAATATAAAAGGCTTTACCTTCAAATTCTCTAACAATATTCATTGTCATTCTTGTTCGACAAGACTTCCTAGCTTCGTTAGCTTGATTATTTCTAGCTGTCCTAGCTTCTACCTTCCAAGCTTTACGTGCTATGTCATTAGTATCTATGTCAGCCGGTTTAGGTGGTATAACGTGATCTATTACAGGACGAAATTTACCTACAGCTATTCCTCTCTCTTCTAACTCTTTAGCGACGTTAACTATAAAGGGGTTAACTTTATATTTAACTTGCTGAATCTTATTAAGAAAAGCTATTGGAATTTCTCCCTGTATTACGCCGCCATACCCCCTACGGACCATTTCATAGCATCGAGTAAGGTCATTTAAGAAATATCCACCGTCTTGTAATGTTGACCAATCACGTGGTGGTATAAGCATTGGTTTTTGTAATGGACTATATAACTCAGCACATTTAACTATTTCATCTTGATGTTTTAAGAAAGTTTCTGTAGGTATTAATGTAAGAACTTGCCTATTTCCTTTAAAAATATATAATTTTTCAAACCAACCAGTTGATTCAATTAAACAATCTAATAACCATAAACCTACTTTCATTTTTGTATCTTTATCCCATGCACACCAAGGAGTTATATCTCTTTTGTGCATAAGTGTCTGAATACATTTACGTTTGTACTCAGTACCTTTAGCATCATGCCAATAATTCTTTTTAAGGGTATCTAATAACTCAGGTCCATGTGATTCGTAGTAAGTCAGCTGTGCTTCTCCTTCTATAGCATGACCAGCAGCTATAGAAATAGTAGAAACGTTGTGATTAACCTTACGTGGTGAGAACACATGATCAAATGTGACCTTAGCTATTAGTAGTGCTTGAATATCTGTATCTATTGGTAACGTGTATTTACCATGCAAGCGCATGTCCTTACCACATCCTTGCTCTCTGTATTTCTTCTTCTTTTTATCTATATAATCTATCAAATCTATCATGATTTCACTTATAGCAACGGAGCCATAAACGGTAGCGGAAGCATAGGTTTTTTCTTCTAAGTTTTTTGTATCTTTCCTAAGCTTTTCCAGTCCACCTCTTATTTGTTTACGCTCGAGATCAATCTGTCTTTCGACTTCGATAGGTGTAGGCATTTCAAATGGATTAAGAATTGGATTTTTATTGCATCTTCGTACAATTATAAACGAAGAAAGGGACTAGGTTGTTAGCCTAATCCCTTCCACTAATGTTGATTATTCCTAATGGATTTTAAGTCCGGCGCGTCTACCAATTCCGCCACACTCCCAGTGGATCTCGGCGAATTTAGTGTAACATGACGGCTTAGAATTATCACAAATAATCGAAAAATAGTGGGGTTTCAGAACATTGTAGACTCGTTGGATTACGAGGCTGCTCTCCATGAACTTCTAGTCGAATGATTCATGTTTACTTTTACATTGTTCATGATTTTATTACGACCTTTTACCGTCGCATGTAAGTACATTTCTGTAACTTTGGTTGAGCTGTGTCCCATGAAATCAGCAAGATCTCTAATGTTAGTACCGTCTTGGATATGCCATGTGCCGAAGCTATGCCTCAAACTATGGAATGTCCAATGCCCATCTTTAGGTTTTCCGAGATGAGTGTGTACACATTTTTTGAACTGCCTGTACATTGAATCATAGTTAAGCCAGTCATCACCGAACAATCTCTTACGTGGATTTTGTCCAGCTATCCTTGCTTTTATGATTGGCATTAAGGCGTCGTTGATAGGGACAGTCCTGTCCTTCATACCTTTTGCTTTAGTCACACGAATAAAAGTGTTATCCGGATTATCATCATCTATAAACACACGGCTTACAGTGAGTTGCATAACCCGCTCAGCTCTTATTCCAGTTAAAGCAGCAAACCATATGATGTCTGCAAGTTCCGGTAATAAAAGACCGTGTGTTGCAAAATCACACATTTCAGCTACTTCATCTTTAGTGTAGGCTTCATAGGATTTTTTTTGTTTGCGTTCATCCCACGTTTTAAACGAAGGAATCTGCCAATCTTGACTAATGACTGCAAGATCATTTTGACAATGTTTGAGTGGCATTGACACCGCCGAATTTAATCGGTTGCAAGCAGCATAAGTCCAACCTTTTGTATCTTGTAACTCACAAGCAATTTCAATTAATAAACGTCGTGTAATACGTTCAATTGGAATTGACATGTGTGTATATTTAAGAAACGTATCGGAATAGCTAATAGCAGACTTACGTCCACCACCATCTTTCCAAGGTTGATGCGTCTTTAATGTCAAATCTCTACACTCTTTAAAGGTTAGGCTTTTAGTTTTCATAGAGGATGTGTCTGAGGTCACGGACAATAGCTTTGCCCTGTGTATTTAGTCGGTAAAGAATCTTACGTTGATCTGCTGGATCTCTGTATTTTTCTACCCAACCTAGTCCTTCCTTATTAAGTCGATGTCTACCCGATAACCAATCAGCGTTACGTGAGCAACTAGCTGAAGACATACCAAGTCCAACGTCATCATCTCCGAGCTGTACTTTTGTGCAGTCATCATGTGATGCGATGTATAAGAATACACTTATAACTTGTGATGGGAGTTCAGGGTCATGTCGTCTAAACAGTTCAATTGCTCGAAGCAATTTCTCCATCGGGACGCTCGTCACTTGTCTCCACGGGTCGGTTGACATTTTTCTTACTGGATGGACATCTGTATTCTACCAAAAGGTTTCCAATGTGGATAGAAAAGTCGCAATACTTAGCGTCATCTACTCCAAAATAGAAGTCCTTGTGTGAGAAAATTTGCATAATAGTGAAGGCATTTGAAAGGGAATTTGGTGTACGAAGGTGATATTAGCCTACCTTTTTTACCAGATTCATAAAATATTAATGAATGTTAAGCATGAGTATAAATAACTACTTACTTTCGGGGTGTTCGCTTTGTTACAAAGGGTACTATCTTGTTTGTGTCATCTGCTATTTGTTCAGTCATCAACTGGATTAATTCATCTTTGTAGTTGTGCTGTTGTATTTCGTTACAAAGGCTTGTAAGCGTCTTATTTTGATTGATTGTCTTCATTATTAAAGTCAATAGGTAGGTTAGGTGATAGGTGGTATATGCCTTCCATCGTGCATAGCGTGATGCTCTTGTTTTCCTTAATGGATTTACTTAAGCAATTACGTGCATGACGTGGGCTGCTGTAATACTTCTCAGTTATTTTTCCTGTTTCCTTATCTTCTAGGCGTAGTATGCCGAAGACAGAATCAGGTATGTCATATCCATGTATCTTCCACTCTTCAAACTGTTCAAAAGTTAAAGGGAGGAAGAATTTATCAGGACAATCCTTGATTGCTTGCCAGTTGTTTGGAAAGTACTTGCGTCTCATTTGTGGTAAATCCTCCTTACATCTACGAGTTTGTATTGGTGGATGGCTGTCCAGTCGAGAGCTTGATATGCTGCATCTTCTGGGTCACTTGCATTGATATACAAGTAATGGTTTATACCTTTGGACTGTGGGTAGCCTTCGCGGTATAAGATTTGATATGTCTGCATAGGCAAGCCTGATGAGTGTGTTAGATACCTGTACCTATTGGCGGGTTTACTGACTGTCAGGCGTAGTCGAATGATTAGTTAATAGAGTTCATAATGTCTTCTATTTCATCTGGTTCAAGTGAGCATGTAAGGATTGAGTCATTAGCTCTTTCCAATGCTTCACATAAAAGAGTTTGTAAGTTGTTATAAACTTTGGGCTCCATTAAGCAGTTGATGTGTTTCATAGTTGTCCTTGTCTCCTGTCCTTGATAGGAAATAGTGTTGGTTCAGGTTTAAATGAGCTGACTATTATTTCCCATCGCATGGCTTTGTCCTTGATAGTCGTTAACTCCTTGAGTACATCTTCAAAAGATGAGGAGTCATCAAGATCAGGATTAGATGCCCAAGCAACGGCATAACATTCAGCTACAAATTGTGTTTGGTTCATGCTTTCCAAACCTCCTTGATTAAGTCCTTGTCCTTGTCCTTGTCCTTGTCCTTGTCCTTGTCCTTGTCGGCTTTAGCTTTTCTTTCCTGTTTGTCCTTATAATTTTGTACACATTCTTCAGTACTTGAAATATTTCTGGCTTCAATTTTGTATTCTTCCCCAGAATATGGTGAAGAAATGCAAGCGACATGAGCTGTAGCCCCTTCGATATCTTCATAAATACCAGCGAGATGCCAGTCGCAATCATAGGGTTCTTGATACATAACAACCCAAAGGATTGTTTTGCCGTTGTAGTCTTGTGCCATGTGAGTCAGTAAAGCCCCGCTCGTTGCGTGGGCAATGCACAGGTTAGGGAGTCGAACCCTAACTACTCCTACTGTGCTAAGGTGGAACGATTGCCTAAGCTTCAAGCCATTCATTAGCTTGCTTAGATCGTGCACCATGAGAGAGAAAAGCAACCACGTCAGATCGGTTGCTATGACTGCAAAGATGGCAGTTGCTGCACGTTACATGGTCATGTAATTGTGCTGGGCATACTGTGACCTTGCGTCCTTCTGGTGTATGGGTTGGCGTCTCCTTATCAGAGTTAACAACACATACAGCAGGGAGACCGGCGTTAATAGCGTCGTCAGCTTGCGCGAGTGACTCGCACGAGGCGTTGACTGTGAACCCGTTTTTGTTGGCATACTTCAGAGCTTCGAGGTTGTGAGTGTGTAGCTTGTGGTGTGAGTATGTATAACCCTTGGCATCACTAGCTTTATTCGCATCAACTAACTCCTTGAGTAGGTCAAGCCTGATGTATTCAACATCATTAACAACGGTGTGCGGTAGGTCGCCAGACACGTTATGCCTCCATAGTTGATGAGGCTTAAGAGCTTTAACAAAGTCAGTAAGTTCTGACCAGTCACCGCCACGTTTGCCAGCTGTGACCTTGTTCCAGTGCCAAGACTGAGGACCAGTCTTCGCATAACACTGGTCATACATTGCGCATGACTTCGGGCATGTGTCAGCAGACGAGGTAGTTACTGGGATAGGACCGACCTTGCTGTTACCTGACTTTTTAGTTACATGTACGTTCATTGTTCGGAAGTGGAAAGATACAGAAAACTAAACAGAAAAGTTTAGTTATTGCTAGGGATGGGAGTTGAACCCATCCTTAAACCGACTAGCAGGGTAGAGCTGCGCTACTGCTGTAGCTTGCTCCAAGATACTCATAGCAAAGCTCACCAGTTGCAACGGTGTTACCTTGTAGGTAAGACAGCTGTCTAGTTGCGACCTTGCTTAGGTTGTGATAAACCCAGAAACCAAGTGACATATTAGGATTCATCAATAAATTGATGATGCTAAGACGGCTAACGTTTGAGTACTTGTACTCGTAGCCGTTAGACTTGAAGCGAGTGACAACGGTGCCCTTGATAGGGTCGACCTTGATAGCCTCGACAGCTTCAGATGTTCTTGGATTAGGAATGATAAACATAATTTTTGAATGGAATAAAATGTACATTTTGTCCTTACGGACAACAGCTACGTCAGGACTTGCACCTGATGACTGGCTAAGAGCCCAGTCGTAGCAGTGTATCTCTCATGATCACTGCAGTATGAACGACGGTGGAGAACTTGTTCGCTGTGTCTTTACCCACATCCCTTGTTACAGGTCGCCAACTTATCAAGGTTGGTCAGTGGCAATGGATGCCATCTAGCTGTGGATTGAATGCCTTGGAGAGGAGGTTGTAGTTAGTTTATTTATCTCTCTCACCCTAAAGGGAGAGAGAAATAAACAAACGTAAACAACCTATCTCTGTTTCCAGTATAGCTCATTGCTTCCACTTTCGCACAGTCTTCATGTCTCGGTTTGCTGACATACCATCACTAGCCCAGTGTTTGCAGTGTATCTCAGGATTGTTACAGTTTTGTTAAGATGGTTGCAATATCTCGAGATGTCTGATCTAGCAATCGATGTCAGCATTGTTACAAAATGTAACGCGACAGATCACCACAAAACGAGGAGCATATCGCGCACGTCGCGCTCGCCCGTTATTTCGCGCGTGCCTGCGTTAATTGTTCCCGCGTACGCCCGCGTTAATTGATCACACGCGCACAAAGAGCGAGCGAAGCGAGCGGGACGCCAGTCATACCAGCGGTAGTCGATGGATCAGTAATCCATCTTGCCTCGTGCGCCCCCGCGTTAACGGTTCGCCCGCGCGTACCCCCATGGGGGGATCGCCCTTGCGCGTACGTCTATATATGCCTTCAGACATTTTTGTCATTTTTTATGCCGATAGACATATCCAATAATCCTGTCTCACTAGCTGAGTAATCTATCTCTATTACTTTCTCTTCCTCTTCTATCTCTTTCTTGTAGTTCTCAATTGCTGTATCTACTGTTTGTTTAGAGACTATATCAATGTATCTATTCTCAATACCTATTAAGTAACCAAGAATTATCCAATTGAGTGGTTTCCAAGGAGTCTTTAGACTCTTGTATAGTTTTTTAAAGGTATTAAGCTTTAAGGTGTTCGAGTTTGGCTTGTAGATCTGAGTATTTTGTTTCATTTGCAAAGTAAAGGGACAACATGTATCTAGGTTTTGATTTATTCACTACACCGTGTATAGCTTGATTATTAAAAAGGTAATAAGTACGAGGTTTATACACTAGCTCTGTGCAATCAGAGTAATGCTCACCTTTAGGTTCAATAAAATAGCAATGACCTTCTTCTTGTTTAATCAACATATTTATAGTGCTTAATCTATAACTATCTTTATGGAAGTTATAAAAACTATTAGGAGGAACTCTAAGTACACCTAATGCTCTTATTGGTTGCAATTTATCAACTGCCCGCAAAGCATGATCTACTTGTATCCATCTACTATCTACTTGTATGGCATCAAATCCAAAGTGTGTTTCCCAACTATGTTCTTTATTAACAAGTTCATTTAGGTAGTCATAAAAAATACTTGCCTTAATACCTAATGGGGTGTAAAACTTATCTGTATTTAACAAGGGTTTATTAAGTTAGTAACGTGGTGGGATAATGAAGTACTTTCAAGGGAAATCAATAACGGATGTCCAAGGAAAGGTAGGAGGAGTCCACCCTTCTCCCCCTAATACGCCGCCATACCCTCTAGAGCCAGTTATAGACAGAGTTATTGTCTTCTATTCCACGTGCTTGTTTTCTTTGTTCTATATCCATTCCAAACACTAGATGGTTAGCTGAAGAGTGAGGACTGTCTAAGAAGTCTTCTAAGATAGAATCCCATTCTTGTCTTTTTTTGTCTTTTATAGCTTCGTCAGCTGATATAGACATAGCATCGGTAAAGTATTTAATACCTTGAGCTAGACAATCTAATCTGTCGTCATGTTTAACTGCACCTTTTTGTCGGCACATTCTACTCATTTGATAAAAGAGCATGTAAAGGAGGCGTTCTTCTGGGGCTGCATCTTTGTTGGACGCATAGTCCCAATCAATAACACCGCGATCAACAACAAGGCGGTGTTGGTTAAGGATAGGCTCAAGAGAATCAATGATCCTGTCTTCTTTCCGAACATTAGCCCGAACCTCTTCCACGTTGATATGTTGTTGTGTTTGTTTAAGATGTTTTCTAAATAGTTCACTTACGATTCCATCTCCAAAGTTTGTCTCAATAACCAACGACGAAACTCCATATTTCTTGCATCCTTTAAGGATGTCAAGCAAGGTATTATCCGAGTAGCCGTCTCTGTATGCACGCATCTCATGCAGATAGAGGAAGCCGTTTTTTTGGGATATATACGCAGCAGCAGTCTCGTCTGTTCCTCGTCCACTGGGGTCGACACTACAAATTGTCTCATCGTATTCAGTCCATTCCCCTTGCAATTGCATAGGTGAATAGAAATAGTCTCCCGGTAGTCCGACGGTTGGTAATTCTTTAATAAGGTTTTGTCTATCTGAGCACCATATAAGATTATCGGGTGCTTTAGAAGGGTTAACAGAAGTAACGATAAGGTCAGCCATTTTAAGAGGAAACTTCTCAGCGTCAGACAAGCTTGTATCAAGCATGAACTGAAGCATGAAGTTACTTCTACCCATAGATGCTTCACGTTCAAGTAAGTCATCTGCATCAAATCGATCAGGATCTGTTGCTTCCCACGCTTGTGCTCCATTATCTATGTCTTCTTGTAATTGAGGAGCTATCAGCCCCTCATAAGGTGTAATATTTCTTGGATATCTAGCTGTCCAGACGAAAGGGCGGTAACTTCTTTGAGCAAGTTTCCTATATATAGTAAAGGTGGTCTGGGGAGTTCCCAGATACATAATGCGACTATCATTGTTAGGCGTAAGAATTGATTCAGCTTCTGTACAAAGCTGTAATAGTTTTTCTCTCATTAGTTCAGTCATAGAGTTTCCGGGAACTTCTACGTCATCAAGAATCATTAAATCAGCTCTAGATCCAGTTAACTGTCCAGTTATACCAACCGATTTAACAGAAGGTGCTTGGTGTGGAGCGCAGTTAACGTCAAACGAGATACGAGACCATCTAGAGTCATCTGATTTAGGTTGTAAGTGCTTTAACCAAGGTGTTTCTATGATTAGCTTCTGTAGAAAGATAGACATGTTGTCAGCTCTTTCTTTAGAAGCAGATATGATCATTATTTTCTTTTCCGGGTTATTAAATAAAGTCCATAAAACAAAAGCACCAGTAATCCAGCTCTTACCAACGCCCCGAAACGCCTGTATTTGTAATCGCTTGGGACCATGTTGCAAGTAATCTGCAATTGCATATTGTGCCCTCGTTGGTGAAGGTAGGTCTAGCTGTTCCCATAATGCTTGCAGAAACAGCTTGAAATCGCCCTGTAAGGCGTTTAGTACGTCAGTCATGTACGAATGTGGAAAGATTATTTTTTAAGGCGTTCTAGAAGCTCTGGAAGCTTCATTTCAACATAGTCATCCCAGCTTGCTACTCCTTTATTTGTTCTACCTATATAAAGATCACTTTTATCTTGTTGAGAGTAGTTTCCGGGTATCTTTGTTTTTTTACCATCAATTATTTTAAATTTACTTTTACCCTCTTGTGCCATGATGTTTTCTGCAACATCTAAGCCACCTTTGTTTACAGGGATAATATGACCTTTAGATAGTTTTTTAAAAGAACCTACTTTAGCTTTATAGTCTGCCATCATTAATTTTATTAAGGGTTCAAATAATTCTCTATAACCTCTTTTATCTAAAGCTTTAACAATCGCAGCATGTTGTTCTGGTTTATCCCAAGGTTTTTCTTTGGTCAACCTTTTTGCTTCATATGCTTCTTTTGTGCTTAATGGTTGAGCTTTTAACCGATAACCTTCAGCAAAACTTTGATTAGGTTTACCTCTTAAAGTTAATTTACCATCTGAAGTTGTAAATTGTTTAGCTCCCTCTAAAGGTTGACGTACAGTACCAGTTTTAGGATCTCGTGCATACATATATAGTTCCCTATTCCATTTTTCATAAGCGGGTACATCTTTAGGATGATCTCGTAATATACGACGATTAGGGCTATAAATAGTACTACTTGGTCCCTTTGTTTTTGTAGCTTTATCAGCTCTTAAAGGGCTACCGGGTGCATAGCCATATTTATTTATTTTTAGTTGTGATGCTGCATCAACTCCGGTTTTTACAGCTTCTTTTGTACCTTTCTTTGCTAATGCTCTGGCAAGCATTTCCACCAGTGCTTTTTCCATTAAAAAAACCCCTTACGGGGCTGTATGTGTACGAATGTGGAACGTTAGGCTGCGATATGATCGCTTATAACTTGTTCTCTAATTGGTCGATGTCCAAATGTCTCGCGACACCATCTGAGCCAATGACTACTACCTTTGTCTTGGTTACATTTCCGACAAGCAGGGACAACATTAGTTGTGAGATCTTCTCCACCTCTGCAACGAGGTTTGACATGATCGAGTGTAAGTTCGTGTAATTCATAATTTTCTCCGCAATAAACACATGTACAATTGAAGTGCTCTTTAATGGCTCTTCTCCAGAGCCGTTTAGAATCTGAACTTGTCATGGTTATTAAGTTGTGTAAGTAATATTTTGGACTAGGTAGTAGAGGGGTCATTTACGTTTTTTAGTTCTGCTTGCTCTGTTAACTTTTGGACTTTGAAGTCTGCCTTTGGTAGTGCTCCCCTTATAGTGAGCAGCGTCTTTCCCATCACCATTTCCGTAAGTACCAAGTTTTCTATTAAGTGCATTAGCTCTAGTTCGTAGTTTTAATCCCTTTCTTGTTTTGTTGTACGCTTTTTGTTGAGCTTTATAATTACCGTTGGCGTACTTAGCTCCTTTGTTTGGCATAGAGTTTGCTCTTTACTAATTCTGGATCTATTTCTGGTAATACTTTTGCCAGCTTCGATAGTGGGTTGCCATCGTAAGCAACACCGTTTATATCGTTTGACTTCAGCCAATCACAGGCTGCTTTCAAGTCTTGAGTTGTAGCTTCTCCGCTCTTAACTCTTTCTAGAAATTCTTTAGTGACTAACTGGTGGAGTTCATTAAATTGCTCTTCAGTTGCCTTTTTCATGCTTTCTTTATTTTGCGTTTTTTATATTGATCCTTATACCTTTCCTTATCTAAGTTATAAAGATATCTAGGTATGCTAGGTTCTGTATGAATTGTTTTAATAGTGTTTCCGGCACTGGCTTTAAAATTACTCTTAAAACCTTTTTCGACACCATTATTCTTCTTTTTATTAGATTTTGCCATAAATAGTCCTTCGAGAATCGCCTGTGAGAGGCTTGTAAATTTGTCTGAGTATGTTTGTACCCTTACTTTTTGCCTTTTTTCTTAGGAAATCCAGCTTTCATATTTGCGTATGCTTTGGGTGTAACAGTACTTTTAGATTTAGATCTACTCGTACCAGCTTTCTTACGCTTGTTGATATTTGCGTATAAACCTTGTTTAGCCATTATTTAATATCTAAACCCTTTTTAACTATTGCTAATGCTTGATCGTCTAATTTATTTGATGATTCAGCAACTAATTTTTCCAAGATATCACATATGAAATACTTGAATTTTTCACTTTTTAAAAAGGTTAAAACTATTGGTTTTAGTAGTGCTAACATTTGTCTTTGGTAATAATGATTGTATAGGAACTACGTCTGAACACATGTGTGCTACACGTGTTTCAGGTCTAAACGTAAATCCCTTCTGTTGTAATTCGGCACATTTAAGAGCACGTACCAGCTCATGATCTAACCTCATCTTTTCTTCTTGTCTTGCTGCGATGCGTCTGCATTGCTCTAAGCCACGCTTATCAAGAGGAACCATAAAGTTAACTTGAAAACCCCAGTTCTCATTTAACTGATAACTAGACGGGTATAATCCATCAAGACCTTCTTTTTCAGAATATGGATTGATATGGTTTCCCATGTAAAAGGGTGAAAAGGTCATAGTTGACCCATTACATGCGATTCCGCTGCCATAGTTTTGTCTTGACGAAGTTCCATTGTTTTGGAATTGCACCGCGCTGTTGGTAACATTTCCTGTTGCGGCTGCAACCGGGTTGGAGTGATTCGTAACTTCTTCTTCTGCTAAGACAGGACTTATTGTGAGAAGACTGATAAGGATGTAGTAGTAGTATTTATAGTCCAATCTGTTGTTGCGTCTATCTGTTCTACTAGACCAGCCGCTCTTGTGGTTGTTTCCATTGTCCAAGGTTTGGTCACGTCTTTTACAGAGAAAGTCGTATCTGTTGCCACAATATTGGATGAAGGTTCTACATTGCTTCCAGACCAGCTTTTTACTGCGGCTCCAAAAGTCTGAGTTTTTGAGACCTCTTTGATTGTTTGGGTAGTTGTTGTCGTTGAGTTCATTGACCCCTGTGTGAAATTTGGGGTTATTGTGTTTGCTCTTGCAGCTGCGGGTGACAACAGAGCTAAGAGAAGAATCCATTTCTTCATTTTGTTTTTATTGTTGGTTTGGTTTCTCCGTTTCCATTCTTCTTACCGTTACCCGTGGACAGCCCAAAAGTTGCCAGCGCACCAGTAAAAATCGAGGCTACGAAAGTGATGTCGCCAGATGTGCTAGCTTTTTTAACCATCGGTAACTCGACATAACTTAATGTAATAATGAACCCTGACCAGATAACAACACCAAGACGCACTGCTGCACCAAGGACTGCCATCTGTTCGTCATGATCATCTATATTCTCTTTTAATTTTTTAAATAAACCTTTCTTTTCTTCTTCAGGTTTTTGCTTGATTGTTTCCACGTATCTTCTTCCATGTTGTTTTTAATATTGGCTTCATAGCTGTAACAAGCCATTTAAAAGCTGCTGTAGCCGTAAGAGTAGCAGCTACAGAAATCACTGCTGTTGTTCCAGCAGTAATCAATATCTCACTTTCAGGGACAGGAACTTTAACTTTGATTATGGGTATATCTACCTGTTTTATACCAGCTGTTGTATTGGTAGCAGTTCCTTGTTCAGACTCTGCTTCAATCTTAGATTCAACCCCTGCTGGGGCTCTTAAATCACTGGGTGGAACCACTAAAGGAGTGTACTGTGGTATTTCTCCTATAGGTAATTCAAATTCAAAATTTGGAAAGTCGTAAGCATCTGGTAAATATAAAACTGGTAATTCCATATTTTATAAGTTAGCTAGGTTCTGTCGGCCAAGTGATGTTATCTGGGTCTGACTGAGTAGGTACATCTCTGAGTGCCTGACGATATGTCTTCCAAGCATCAGATAGTGTGACGTCACTACCAGCTCTCCAGTCTGTTTGAGAAAGTTTTGCGTTTCTACTTCCTCGTATTCCTATCCATTTTTCAGCAAGAATTTCTGCTTCTGTTGGAAGGCTTGCGTTAAAGGCTGCAACTTCCTCATCGGTCATTTCTATAACTTCACCATTGACCGCTTTGTACATTTTTTCAGACATTAGTTTTCTTTTTTTTTTTAAATTTTTTAATTAAGCTCCGACATATTTATAAAGTAATATATCAGCATCGGTAATATAGTCAGATGGATTGCTACCTGAGTAAAATCTGAATCCATATAATCTTGCACCACTACCATATCCACCATCTGTACCAAAATATCCATAACAAGAATCTTCCTCAGCACCATTCATCATAGCTTGAAATGAACCCCAAGCAGTCCCTTGTTTAGTTCCAAAATCAAATACAGCAGTAAAGTTTTTTCGAGATTGAAAATTTGATCCTGTATTTATAGGCATAGTACTTGAACTATTACTTCTTACCCATGAACCGTAAGAATACCCTAGTATCTGATAAGTTAAACCCGCACCAGTATTAACATTGTCTGACTGAAAAGCTTTGACGTTTATATATGACGTGGCTTGACTAAACCTTAATTGTTTAATTAGTAATCTATACATAGCACCATTATCAAAGTTGTTAAGATCTATGGTATAGACACTTGAAGTTGAATTGGATATAGATGTATGACTTATAAGCCGTAAACCCGCACCAGTTGATGCAGCCAAGCTTGAAGGTAATACAGAACTTGGTAAAGTACCACTTGTTAAATTACTTGCATTTAATTGTGTTAAATCGGCAGAAGCTAAAGTAGCACACTCTAAAGTTCCTGTAGCAGTATTACCAGAACCAGTTTTACTTTTTACTCTTAAAAATTTATCCGCTTCTATATTAGTATCGGGTAGATTTAAAGTATAAGACTGCCCTGCACTATGTGGTGGAGATTTTAGTTTCACACCATTGTTACCTGTTAGAGTTTTAAATTCTAAAGTACCATCATTTCCGCCAGCACCTTTAACCGTAACATTACCAGTACCAACAGGGGTTAATTTTATGTTTGTGTTTTCGCTTTTAGCTTCAAGTTCATCAACTTTTATTTTTGACATAATTTTTAATCCATGTATTTGTAAAGACTAATTTCAGTTGGAGTCGCAAATTGATTACCATTAGTTGACCTTAAAGTTATGCCGTTTATACGCTGCAAAAAAGGACTACTTGTATTAAGAGACATCCAAGCTTCAACCATACCCTTATCGTTATAGTAGTTTTGATAACTTCTATAGATCATGGCTGGTGCATAATTATCAGTATTAAATTCAGCTATAAAAGGATGATGAAGACCATTTTCACCCAGCAGTCTGAAATGATTAGTATTACTGGCATTGAAAAAAGCAGATGAACTACTATTTATACCACTATTTATATAGTAAGTCCAGTTGTATTGTGCTTCTTCTTTATGTTTTTCTCCTGTTGCATTACCAGTATTTAGTACATTGCCGCTAGCATCTAACCACCCCATTTCTAAAACATCAGTTCCTGAAAAAGATAGATCTGGTGCAACTAAAATATACTGACTATCATTATCTAACCCTGTAAAATTTATTGTAGAAACAGAACCACCCATATAGGTATACTTAGTAATAAGTTTAAGAGCAAATCCTGATGTATTTGGAAATGAAGCTGGCATTCGAGAACTAGATACAGAACCTGTTGTAAAATTATCTGCATTCAGATTGGTTGTATCTATATTTGCTATAGTTGCATATTCAAGCTGTCCTACTGCTGTAGATCCACTTCCTGTTACACTTTTTACTTGTAAATATTTATCAACATCTACATCATTATCTGGAAGAATCAATGTGTGAGATTGTCCTGCACTGTCAGGAGGTGATTTGATTTTTACATTATTCAGTTGTGTGGATGAATTTAGCTGGAGTGTAGCATCAACTAATTCACCTGTAATTTCAACAGTACCAGTTCCGTTAGGTGTAAGTGCTACATCCGTAGTTTTAGCTTCGATTTCGTCAATTATAATTTTTGACATAGTTTTAAGCCTCCATATATTTATAAATAGCCCAGTCGTTATAACCCATGTGTCCACTATCAGGGTAAAACTTAATTGCTCCTATAGTTCTACTTAAATTAGCAGTATCAGTTTCTGAAGAATTAGTATAAAAACTACCACCAAATTTAATTTGAGTATCATCATCTTTAGGATTAAACCCTCTTAAAAATAAGCTAGGTCTTCCTGTCATAGTAAATAAATCTGCTACGAAATAATACCAAGTTGATGAACTTTGATTTGATTCATCTGGGTCTAGATCAAAATAACCATCAAGATAGCTACTGGTGCTGTAATTATGATAGTTTCTATATCCATACCATTTTCTCCATCTATATCCAGATGTGTAGTAGTTTGAAGTAGAACTTCCAAGTTGACAACGTAACTTACCATTCACTTCAGCAGTTTTGCATACAATTCTATATGCAGCATTGTTTTGAACACTAAAAGAAACAGAACCATAAGCATTATAGAAAGCTGGATGAAATCTTTGTACAAACGCAAATCCAGCTCCAGAAGTTGCTGGGAAAGATCCAAGTCTTGCACTTGGAACTGTACCTGATGTTAAATTAGAAGCACTATAAGTAGGATTTGATGGTATTGGATTATCAGCATATTCAAGTTGCCCAACAGCTGTTGCACCACTTCCAGTTATGCTTTTAACTTTTAATAATTTATCTTGTGCTATTTGATTATCAGGTAAAATTAATGTGTAGTTTTGACCAGCACTATCAGCTGGAGCTTTTATCTTTACACCATGACTGTTAGCAGAACAGTTTAATTGTAAGGTAGCATCATTTGTAGCACCTTTAGCTTCCAGTATTCCAGTTCCTTTTGGTGAAATTTTTACATTCGTATTCGTACTGGTTGATTCTATTTCATCGACTTTTAATTTAGCCATAATTTAAACATTTAAAAAAATTTTATAGTGGAACCATTTGTAACAGTTACAGTAGAACCAGATGCAATAACGAGTGGACTTATTGCGAAATAATTATTACCTGTAGTTGTTGTGTAGTTATTATTAACTTGGCTATCTGACTCTATAAATAGCTTTTCACCTCCAGAGCCTACTAACGTGGTTAGAGACATGAGGTAATACATTTGAAGTAACATAGTTCTAAACGGTTACAAATTGTATTTGACTTCCAGCTGACACAGTTAATGTGGCATTAATTGTTAATGGAAGAAGATTCAGATAATTTTTATTTGTTCCTGTTGTAAAGTCGGTATTCATTACATTATCTGCTTCTATAAATACTTGGTCACCTCCTCCTCCAGTTAAACCTCCAACACCAGTTAAGGCTGAACCATCAGCAGCTGGTAAAATAGCCGGGAAAGTTGCATCTGGAAGTGTACCTGTTAAGTTAGCAGCTGGTAAAGAAGTTAAATTTGCTCCACTAGAAGCTGGTAAAGTCGCTGGGAATCTAGCATCAGGTAGTGTTCCAGATGTTAAATTAGTTGCACTTAAATTTGTAAGGTCTACAGGTAAATTGGTTAAGTTTGCTCCACTTACTGCTGGTAAAGTTGCTGGAAATCTTGCATCAGGAATAGTACCAGAAGTTAAGTTTGTTGCACTTAAATTTGTAAGGTCTACAGGTAAATTGGTTAAGTTTGCTCCATCTCCTGTAAAAGATGTAGCGGTTACTCCGCCATTAATAATTTGATTACCAGTAAATGTATTACTTCCAAGACCAGCTAAGTTACCTGTAGCTGTTACACCACCTTGCCAAGCACTACCATTATAAACTCTAAGTTCATTAGAAGTACTATTAAAGTATAAATCACCTTCTTGTAAACTTGAACTGTCAGCTCTAGTTGTTGGATCACTAGAAGCAACCTGATATGTGTCAGCGTAATTATTAACATCAGATATATTAGTCGCAACTGTATTAACGTCAGCAATATTAGTACCAACATTATTTACGTTGCCTATATTAGAAGCAACTGTACTTATATCAGTTGAATTAGAGTTTGCAGTATTTATTGCAGGGATATTGTTTCCAACATTTGCTACAGCTGTTGCGTTACTAGCAACTGTAGTTACCTCTGTAGCTTTAGGTACTAATCTATGAAAAGTATATGTATGTAATGTCGTTGTAGATTCTACTAAAAATCCAAATCCTGAAGCGATTGTACTAGGTACACCAGTAATCGTAATATTTGCATTATTAGCTAAGTTTCCATTAGTTATAGTAACTGTCGTACCACTTGGAACTAAATCTGTAGTAGCCGCTTTTATACTTAAAACAGCTGCTTGTCCTGTAGTTCCACCGGGGTTTGTATCAGGAAAACTTTGTTCATCGTTGACTATATCAAAACCGCCAACTTCATCAACTAAGTCAATAATACGTGCATCAATTGCAGCTGTAGTAGCTACATAAGTATCACTTGCAGACCAAGTTTGTCCACTAGCTATAGTTTCACTACTATCTTGTCTAAAATATAAAGGGTCAAGAGCACCAGCATCTAGCTCGGTTTCGGTATAGTATCTGGTGTCTAAATCAACAGAACCAGTTGAGGTAACATGACCTTGAGCTGAAACAGTGATGTCTTGTAGTACATTTCCATTACTGTTGTTGATCGTAGTATTTGCACCAGCAACATCGTGGTTAATAGTTACTTGGTTATTACTTGTAGTTTTTGCTAAATCAGTCCCAGCTAAGACATTTGAAGTTATAGTAGTTTCTAAAGTTGTTTTATTAACGCCATCTGTTCCATTTACTGGATTCGCAACATTAACGATTTTGTTATTGCCAAGGTCTAGATTACCTTGCATAGCATCTTCGCCAAGAGTGCTCATAGCGTTATTATCAACTTCTTGAGCTACATATAAAATCTGGTCTATATTTTCGTTTAAATCTTCAGCTTTAATTGCAGAGCCGGGATAAAATGTCGCTCTTTTATTATCGTTATTTGTATCTCGGAAAATTAAAACAGTAGCTCCATTAGCTGGAGCTGTGTTCATTTGAATGGTGGTAGCGTTGGCGAAAGAATATTCAGTTGTAGCTTGCGTAACACCGTTAATTTTTACCTTAACGTCTGTCGCATTTAAATATGGAAATGTAAAATTATATAAAACGGTAGAACCGTTTCCTGTGTATTGAGTTTGTGTAAGAGCCATTTACGCTAAAAGTTATTTGACCGGGCAGATTATTTATTTAGGTATATTATTAATATTTTTTATTTTTTCTATTTCACTATCAATTGCTCTATCAGCTGCGTTATCACCTCTGATACGATAGTTATCTTGTAGTTTCTTAAGATTATGAATCTCTTGTAATGCTTGTGCATCTCCTCCTATTTCTGGATCTTCAAGTAACATGTTCCATGCATTTTTCTTTGTATTATTAAACACATTATGAATCACAGCACCATGTAACGTATGTCTAGGTTCATATGATCTTCTACTTGTTTTATCAATACCCATTTGAATAATAGAGTCACGCACTTGATCAGTAAACACTTCAGTTAACTGAGCTTCTATATTTTGTTGTCCCATATAAAACTGGAATTTAGATTTAAGATCTGGATGACCTTCTAAATTTTCACCATTTGGTCCAGTATTAAATGTTTGTTTTAAATTAAGACCACTTCTCATCAAAAGTTCTCTAGTCTCATTAGTTGTTCCAACATTTAAATTTATAGGCAGTATTGCATTTACTACTCGTGTTAATGGGAGCCAGTCTCTTAAAGGTTCACCATTTAATACGTCATATCTATATGGAAGTTTTCCATCTTTATTTACAACGTCAGCCCATAAGTTTCTGTTCTGAACACTTTGCCAGAATCCAGACTCAAGTTCCCTCATCCCCGGAGATAAAACTTTACCAATCTCATTTCTTAATCCAGATAGTGGAATCTGTGAGTTAACAAAGTTAGCTGCAACTCTTGGTGCATCACCACCCTGACTGGTTAATAAATCAGATAATTGTAAAAGACCAGCTAAGAATGATTTATTAGTTACGTTTGCACTTATTAAATAGGAAACTTTACCAAACCAATTACCTGTCCATTCGTCACCCATAACTTTTTGTGAATCAACAATATCAGCAACTAAACTAAGTATTCCGTTAAATGGTTCTAAGGCTTCATAACTGATATAAGAGTTTCCAATTTTTATTGATCGTGGCTGCCATCCAGATTGAATCCAAGTATTTCTATATCCTCTATCAGGAGGTCCATTACCAGTAATGACTCCGTTTAATGCAGCCCATGATGCTAAACCTGTAACTGAGTAACCCATAGCCATACGACCACGCATGGTGGCTTTAGCTATTTCTAAATCACCAGCACTTTTTATTCCATACTGAACCATTTCAGGGGCATCCCATGCCTTAGTCATTATGTCTACATGTTCACCAATAAACATATTTAAACCCGGTGTGTACTTAGACATCATGGTTAATGCGTTTACACCAGTACGAGCAAATAATAAAAAAGGTCTTAAATATGGAGTACGTTCAAAAACTTTATCAAGGTCTTTAGCTACACCCGTTAATTCTTGTGTAAGTTTAGCTTCATCAGCTGCAAACTTTGCCATCTCATCAGTAATTCGACCATCAGCAGAAAATACTTTATTTTCAAAGTTTATTTCAGCGTCTTTTACTAATTGATCTAAATCAACATCAGAAACAGTTATACCTTGTGCTTTATATTTTTCATAAACTTCGTTGAAAGCAAGTTGTCTTTGTCTACCTCTACCAATTATTTGGGAGAAGAAAGTATCCATAGACCTCATTATTCTAGGACCGTAATTAAATACAGGAAGTTTATTTATTTCACGAAGAGAGTTAGCAATTTTAGCTTGAGCTTTATCACCTAATGTTCCGTTCTGTGCAGCCCATTCAATCATGGCTTCCCACTCGTTATCCTTTTTATTTGTTATATAACCTCTCCAACCATCCTCTTTCATTCCATACGATTGAAAGTCGGCTATTGCTTTTCTAAAAGCTTCGTTTCTTGCTTCAAACATTCCACCAACATTAGCAAAAGCACCTCTTAAAACCGCATCATCTGCTTGTCCAAATGTACCAAGTATTGTTGCTACTGGACGCATCACAGTTCCTAAACCAGTACCTACTAATGCACGTACTTGAGTTTTAGGACCAGATAACATGGAGTTCATTCCCATAGTCATCATTTCATTAATGATTGCGTTTCTTGAATACTTATCGCCCATCTTGTAACCTCTCAACTTCTGGCGAAAAAATTCATTAAAGTCTTTAAAAGTTTGTTTACTTCCATTAGCAGTCGCTGTGAAATGTAAGAAACCTTCCAACAAATCATTAGAAGGATCACTTTTTAAAACTTCTTTAAAAGTCTGTACCTGTTGAGCTGCTTCATCAGATGCTCTAGCAATTAAATCTTTCTTAGTACCAGCACTAAATCCTCTTAATCTTGCAGATACTGCACCACTGGTTTCTTTTCTTAATCTCGCTAATGCTGTGTACCTAGAAAGTATTCCATCTAATAAAGAACCAGAAGCGGAAACGTCAACCTTATCAGCAACACTTAAGCCTGCCTTAGCTAAGTCTCTTGCTTCAAAAAGCATTTGACCTGTTATTACATCGACAGCATTAATTTGTTCTTGGTTAAGGATTGGTACGCTTATTTTATTTTTACCAACACCTATATCTATAGGTTTTCTTTTACCTATAAAATCTAACAAGTCTTTTTCTGGTACATCAACTAATCTGCTATGACCTGTCTCATCAAGAAATCCTATAATATCTTTATAAGATTTTGCCATATCTTGTTCTACAGCTTTCGCAGTTACCTTTTCAAACATTCGCTGATAACTTGGACTAGCTTTTAGCTTTTTACTAACAGCATTAATTTCATCAAGCATCATTCCGGGAGCTGTATATTCAACTCTTCGGATGTTTGCTTCAGTCATAACTCCTCTAGGAGAACCATATTTTTGATTAGGATTATTTCTAATCTCAATCATGTCTCTTACACTTTCAGTAGGATTAGTGCTACTTACTAATGCTTGGTTATCAGTAATATCTCCACCTTTGTAATAAGCGGGGTTCTGTCTAGGTTTACCAGTATATATATCTTTTTCTAACTGTTCAATCTGTAGATCTTTATTAGCTTTACCTTTTTGTCTGCCATGTATTGTGCTATCTCTATAGTCGCCCCAATCAATATCATTTTTACTTGCATAATCATTCATCTTTGCAAGCTTGACATCTGGATCTAACCTTTCCCACGCTTTATTACGTTTAAGAAATTGTTGTTTAGTTAAAGGTTCGACGCCAGCTTTTTTAGTCTTGTTAGTGTATTTTCGATACTCAGCTTTTTCGTGGATCTGTTTTGCAGCTTTTGTGACCGTTGCTTCTCTTAAAGCATAATCTACATCAGCACTATCATCTACAGCTTTTTGTAAAAGATCTTTATTACCAGTAATCTTTTTCTGTGTTGCTTTGGCAGTTTTAGAATAAGATCTCAAACCCCAACCAACTCCTTCAGCTAACATATCAAGAACAGCTCCAATACCTAATCCATCCATAATGTTGTACATGGATTTCATAGCTGGAGACATAGTATCTTTTGTAGCTAAAGGTTCTAAAAAGCCAGCTCTATTAGGAAACGTATCTACTAAAACTCTGGCTAAATTAGATTCTTGTGATTGATTACTAACTAAGTCATAAGCAGCACCTTGTGCAGCACCCATACCAATACGACCAGCAGCAGAAGCCTTAGCTTTAGTTGCTAATCCTTTAAGTCCGGGACGACCCCACATCTTACCCATAAACCTAAATCCAGCTATCATTTCTACACCACTTCTGATCACATTCCCCCACATAGTTTCAGTGATAGGTTTGTTTTTAATTAAATGTGATCCATCATATTTATAAGGATTAGTTGGATCAGTAGGTTTATAAAAATCTTTATCTAAGAATTTTGGTATAGAACCAACACTGTTATAAAAATCAGCCAGACCACCAACTACTGCGTTTCTACCTTCAATAATATTTTTACCAAATATTTCATTTGGTTTTTTATGTTTAAAGTCTTTACTAAAGATGTTATTCGTTTCTTTAGGTTTTTCTGTAGGAGTAGTGACTGGTTGACTTTCTTGTTTTAAAGCTTCGGATTGTTCCTGTTCTACTCGTTTACGTTCCTCAGAATCTTGTAAGGCACGCTCGTAAGCATTCTTACGATACTCATCAAAACTATTCATTTTGTTTTACTTTTTGATTTAATGTGTCCAAGGCATGATCTGTTAATTGGAAAGCATTGATTCCAAGATCAGCAAATTTTGTAAATAAAGATGTCATTCTTTCTGGGTTTGCGTCTATTTGTTTAGAAGCTTTTAATGGCTCATAATTTTCGTGACCTATTCCCGGAATAGCTTGATACATTCCATCAACAAACACCTTGGAAGTATCATCTTGTAACTTAGATCTATAAATTCTTCTTTGTAATTCAGGCGATAAAATAGAATCATCTCCTATTTCACCTTTAAATTCAGCTCTATATAAATCTTCAGATGTTAATTCAAAAGCACCAAAACCGATAATCATATTTGAACCCATTGCATTTTTAACTTCAGCAAATGTAAGTTCTGTTGCTGGTTTTCTAAATAGTTCAGAAGATAAATCTAGTCCATTAGAATTTCGTACAACATCATAGGGATCTTTTTCGTTGTAGTTCCAAATTTCTTTAGGTATCAAAGCTTCAGTTATAAGTTGATCAACTGTATCTATAGTTCCAAATTTTTCAGCAGTCTGTACAACTGCATTAAATGTTTTATGTAGTGATGGTTTGTGTGTTACTGACTTTTTAAATTGTGGAGCTACGATAGTTTCTACTTTTTCAAGCCCATAATGTTCTATAGGATCTAATCCATTAGCGACACGTACAGCATTAGTTATATCTTTATAACTGTACATAGGAGCAGCATCGTGAGCTACTTGTAAAGAGACAGGCATCTGTGCTTTCCCTTCACTGTATTTAATTATTGTTTGTGTATCTTCTCCAAAAAAATCAGGTTGTTCTATAGCACTTGGATCACCGAGAATCGTATCTTCAATATCATTTAAACGTTGATCAACTTTTAAACCATCAAAGTATGCAAAGCCAGATTTATTTTGGTACAAAGGTTTTCCATTAGCATCTTTCTTAACTGCATATATACCTTCCCTTTCTTTGATCAGATTTAGTTCTTTTTCTAAAGCAATATCAATAGCATTGTTTACATCAGAACTTTCTCCTCTTGCTATTTGAGATAATAGTTTTGGAAAAAACTTACGTTTAGCAACACGATACATATTTTTAATAGAGGAAGATCGAGAAGATGGATCTGTATCCAACTGACCGGCTATCTCTGCAATCTCTGCTTTTATAACACTGTATGCTTCATCTAGGGTATCTTTATCTATATTCATACCTTCGTTAGTCATAGGAAGAAACTCTTTCCATGTAGATGGTGGCATGGTTGACATCATCGCTGCAACAGTAAACTGACCATCTCTCTGTAAAAGTTTGGCATATTGTTTAGCGTTCTCAACAGGCATATGTTCACGGTTCATTTCATCGTTGTACCATGGAGCATAACTTTCAATATCTGCTTTAGTCATACCATTGCTTTGCATATGCTCATAAAGCTTTTTCATGGTTGCAGCGTTTGCTTTATCACCAGTACTCATAACAGCTTCTAAATACATTTGCTGCGTCTGACTACTTATATTCTTTTTACGATCTGTTTCAAGTGTTCTATTTGCAGTTTCTCTATTATTTAAAGTCTGAGCCCAACGAGAAAATTCTTTAGGACGTTGTATTCCAGCAAGTTCTTCTTTTCCATTGTAGTTTGTATTGGAAGCAAACATCTTGTTATAGTCTTCCCTATTTAACTCACCTGATTCAAATAAAGCATTTATGGTATTGGTTGCGAATCCCCATCTAGAAGATTTGTCTTCGCCCATTTCAATCCATTGAAGAACCCCTTTCATAGGGTCTCCTTTATCTTCGTTTAAAAAACCTAGTAAGTTTTCTTTATTAGCTTCAGTAAGGGCAGCACTTAAATTCTTTTCTACTCGATCATTAACGAGTTTACGTTGTAGTCCATAAAACTCATTCTGTTTCTTTGAAATATAATCAGCTACAAATCCAGAGGAATAACCACCTTCAAGAAATTTCTTAGTTTGTCTATCTCTATGTAGATCTAGCCAAGCATGTTGTTTTTTACCATCTACATCTTTTGTATCTGCGGCTAAAATATCAAATGCTTCTTTAGTGCCAGAAATGGGCTTTGCTTTATCTGTATGAAATTGATTATATAAACCACCTCCCGCTTCAAAGGCACGATCTATCATCCCTTTTTGTAAAGCCAAACCTCTATAACCCTTAAACATCTCATTTATTTGATGTTGTATGGTTGGGTTTTTGTATATATCTTTTAAATGTTCACCTACACCTACACCTTTAATTAAGGCGTCATTAACATTACTTCTTAGTTCTGTTACATCAAGACCTAGATTTCCTGCGACTGAATAGAAATTGGTAAGTGTTTCTTGACTTTTACTTAAAGCGTCTTTTTGTCTTTGTTGTTGAAAACCAACATAAGAGTTGAATGCTCTAGGTACAAGGTCTTTTAATTTTTCTATTTCAGCGTAATTTCTTCTTGCTTCTATTTCACCTGTTTTGGCATCTTGTATTGCCACTTTATGATGCTGCATTTCAGCATCGTGATATGCTTTTTTAAAATCATTTAAGAGATTAAAATTAGAATCTCTTTGGCGTTCCTCTTTAGCATTATTATTTTGGATTGCCTGTAATTGGTCGCTCCTATTAGCTCGATTTTGATCACGTACTTCACGCATTCCCCGTAGAGAGCGTTGAGTTTCTTGTTCAAGTTTCCACGTTTCATCAGGAACTTGTTGCGGATTAAAACCTTTACTTTGGGCGTACCCTCTAAAAGATAAGTTCCTCATAGTATTTAATTGTTAAAATAATCCCATTGCAAAAGTACCAAGTCCTACTATTGCTCCCCATGGTCCAGCACCTAAACCCATTAATGATTTAGATGCTAAAGAATTTACCCCAACAGCAGCTCCTAACCCAGCAGTTATTCCACCTAAAGCAGCTCCACCTAAAGTAGCTCCGGCACCTACTTGAGATTGTGTAGCACCTTTTATTGGAGCTGGTGGTACTGAGGGAGCCATTGGATCTTGATATTTAGGTAGTGGTATTTCAAGTGGTTGGAATTGGTCTAAATCTACAAGATCTCTACCAATTGAAGGGTCTAACATTTTCCTAGCTTCAGCAGCTAAGTCTGCACTTTTTTTACTTCTATAAATATCTTTCTTATTCATTTCACTTGCTCTTACTGCACTTTGTAGTGAAGTAATTAAAACATCTTGATTAGTTTTAAATCTTTTTCCTACATTAGCTAAATCAAAATCAATCTTTTTAAGATCTACGCCTGTCTCAGTCTGAGCTTGTAATAAATTCTTTTCTATATTTTCTACGTCTAATGTTGTATTTTCTACATTATTAACTAAAGACTGTCTGATCTCATCCATATTTAATTGACTCTTTGCATCACCAATCTTTAAGTTACGATCAGCTTCAGACATAGCCATTAAAGACTTATTAATATCTTGAAGAGAACCAAAATCAATTTGTTGTTCAGCTTGTGCAGCTTTTTGTATGACATTAAGATTGTTTATCTTATTTTGTTTCATACGAGCTTCAGCTGTCTGTTGACCTCTTACAAGAGAATCGGCAAGATAAGCGTTATTTCTTCCTAGTTCAGCCATGACTGATTGGACAGCTTTACCTTGTGATCTTCCAGCCTGTGTCAGTTGAGCTTGTCCAGATGCTTGTAAACCTCTTATAGTTTGTTCTTCTATACGATGTGCAGTCTCAGCATTTTTCTCCCTAAACTGACGTCTGATCATTTCATTTTGATAATCGGCAGCTTGTGTTTGTATTTTTGTATCTAATAAAATACCAGCTTTTTGAAATCTACGATTACCTTCTTTCTCAGCCAAGCTCTGTGCAATACTTGCTTTTTGATATTGAGTACCACCTCTACGATTTAATATTTCTAATTGTTCTTTACCAACTTGAAACTCAGCACCTTTTGCATTTTGTTTTAAATTAGTTAAAGCCTTTGCTTTTTGATATGCAGCAGTATTTTCTTTTGATAAAAGACCAAGTTTAGCTTGTGTTTTAGCAAAACCAGCAGTGCCAGTTTGTTCATATAAATCTTGTATTAAACCTTGGTTCTCAAAAGCAGCACCAATAAACTTCTCATCTAAAACTACATTTTCCCTAGATAATGCATCAGCATATTCAAGTTCGTTAAAGTCAAGTTGTTTATCATATTGATCAATATTCTTTCTATAAAAGCTATCCTCTTGATCCCAAGTGAATTGCTGCATTGACTTTCCCTGTTCCCAGTTCTGCCTTGCAGTCTCCTCTTGATAATCACGAGTTTCTTGATCAGCTTCTTTTCTTAATTGTAAGCCCTGTTGTGCATACTCATATTGGTTAGGAATGACACCAGCTTTAGTACCATCAGGGTCCAAAATCTGTACAAAGTCTCCATCTTCATTTTTCTGAAGTCCGTACTGATATTGATACGCCTGTAAGTCATATTCATATTGTTTTTGAATCTGCTCATTCTGATGATTGATGATATCATTTGTTCCTCCTCCTGATGACATTTATGCCCTCCTATAAAAACGTGGTGTGTAATATCCTTCCCACATCATTGAAGCCAATGAGACAGGAAATGGTGAATCGCTAGTAACTTTTAATTCAAAGTTTGTATTGCGTTGATGAATAGGTACTGTTACAACTGTTTGATCAGCCAAAGGAACATCATTAGCTAAATAAAAATTAGCTAATTGTATAGGCTGTACGTCGTTATATTCAGCAGCACCATTGCGTTTTAATTTAAAACTTAATACCCCAGACAAACCTGTAGAGAATTTCATTCTTGCAACAGTTAAATTGGCAGTAAAGTCAGTTTGTAATCCGTTAGGATCTAGTCTGTAATACGTAGTTGGTATATCAACGTTAAATGTATATTTAAATCCAACAATAACTTTATTGGCTACACTTGTTAAATTTTTAAAAGGTACTTTGTAATAGGTTCCAGTACCATCAGTAGCTACAGTAGGTGTAATAGTAAAACCAGATTCCACATAAGTTTGATTTTGTAAAGCACTTTGATCACTACCAATTACAAGAACTGGAGACAATGTACTTACATTTTCAAATGGTATGTAACACTTACTAAAAGGATTTATTGGATCTGTTTCATCGTAAACAACTGATGTAGCAGTAGCATATAAATCCACACAAGGGTTCATCTTATCCCCATTAGAGTTTACGAGAATAGACTCTTCAGGCGTCTGGTTAAGACTGGCACTACATAAAGTATATTTACCACCCTGCATTGTGACGGCATATAAGACATCTGAATCTACAGAAAGAGTTTGAACATTACCGGGTAGTTGCCATTTAAACCATGCTTGCATAACTTCCCGTTCACCATCACTATATGTTCTATAAAAATAAACATTTGATGCGGACGAACCCCACATAGCAATAAAACTATTCTGTGGACTAGCAATTAAATCAGTTATTGTACTTGGAATATATTCTGATACAACTCTTCCAACGTCTAAAACTATTGGGTTCATTTCTTGTCCAGCTGTACGCATCTGGTATATACGTGTGTAACCGGGAGTTTTACTTAAAAAATTTATAGTACTTCCGTTATCTACAGGATCAATATTAATGTCCATCTCATAGTTTGAGATACCACGAATAATAGTTGTAGTTGGTGTGAATATACCGTTAGGTGCAAACATTAAAAACTGCTGGTTCTTACTAAATAAAATTAAACCCTGTGCAGTTGGTAGGACACCTGTTAAAAGTGTTGGTCTAATACTTGAAGTACTTAAATCAACTGGGTCAGAAGCTATTTGTGTTCTAGCTGATACGTGGTAAAAGTTAAAGAACTCATTAGCCTGACTTAATGAAACATTATCATCAACCAAGAAACCTAATCGGCTGCTATGGAAGAAAGCTTGTTGTATCTTTTTTCCTACAAAACTTGGATGTGAGTTAGTAGTATCATCTCCAACTAATCTGTTAGTGTATGAAACTGCCCTAAATATAAAAGTATTAGTATTAGTATTAACTAATTCATGAGGCATAGTAGAGTCATTTAGACCCTGTGATACCCCGGGAGCAATATATTCTTCCCAGTAACCGTTACCAGAAGTACCATTATCAGCTATAAATCTGGCGTAATATGTATCATCACTACTCGTGGTATTTAAAACTTTTACCACTCTGCCTTGTAAAGACCTGTCAGGAAGCTGCGCGACGTTTGCTACTTGATTTTGGAAAGTTTCAAGCCTTTCATTATCTGTTCCACCTTTACCAGATAAAGTAAATGCAGAGGAAGAAGATAGTTCTAAGGTAGTATCTAATCTAGTGACAGTCAGACCAGATATATTAAGCGCATCAATACTACTTTTTAAATTAGTTAATATAGTATCGGCTGTAGCTTGGGTTGCTCCAGAGGTATAAGTTACTGTAGATCCATTAACTGTAACTTCATAAATTGTACTTACAGTAACAGCACGAAGTCTTACTGTACCAATAGTGTTTGCTGTAAACGATGGCAGTGACTGTGTAGTAACAGTAGTTGTTTTATTTGTAATTAAAGTGGTATCTTGAACAGTTAATACGTCATAGTCATTAGCAGTGCTTCCTGTTAAATAATTAGTATTAGCATTGTTTGTGTACGTAACTGTTGCTTGGACACCTGAAGTGGCGTTCCATATATAAATAGCTGTACCTTTAATACAACCTATATATTTTTCGTCTCCATCTCTGTGAATATAAAACCATTTAGCATTGTCATAGATATTTGCGTTTCCTAAATTTGTTATAAATTTAAACCCGGGTCTTTTTGTTAAACCAAAAGTAGGGTCTGGATAAGCATTAATAGCTTCAACAACTTGTCCGGGTAATTTCTTTGTATCAGGTTGACGAGAGACACCACCTAAATAGTTAGTAATTGTTTGTGTGACATTAGGCATTATCTGTGTAAGGCATGATAAGGTTCATAGCTGGTGTAAAAGTTTCCATCTTTTGGATGTCCAAAGAAAGTAAACTCACCTTGATTACATTCATACTCAAGTGCCATAGCTCTCATGTATGCTTCTTTTTGTTGACACATCTTATAAAGGTTTGCATCTCCAACAATTCTGCTTACTGTAAAACAGGCAGCTCTAGCAGTTATGTAATCTTGAATAGGACGTGGTAAATCTACCCAGTCAAATAACCAAACAACATCACACTTCATTTCGGTTTCCCATTGTGATGAATGTTTGCGTCTGTCATATAACTTTCCACTTCTTCTAACTACGTCATAGTTCTTACTGCTTGATTCATTTCGAGCAAGATCAATCTGTAGAATATTTGCTGGTATTAGTATTTCTTTATTACTGTCTGGTGTGAATGGATAATTAAATTCTTTATTAAATGTCCAGCCTTCTGATTGTACTTCCCTTGACACCTGTAACAGAGTATCGTATGCAATCGCAACGTCTGGGTTGGTTTGATCGAGTGTCGTTACAGGTGCTTGACCAACCGTCTGCAATATTTGATTTACTGCTGGTAATTCACTAGCAGAATTTGTGGTAGGAATAGCCATATTTATATATAAAAAAAAAGGGAGCCGAAGCTCCCGTATAAAAAGTTAGAATGCTGCTGGAGCAGAAGCACCTACATATAATTCAACTGAAGCAGCTGGATTTAAGTAATCTGCACCGCAAGCTAGACGTCCGAGTATAACGTCACCTTGGTAAATAACTGAAACATCTCCAGAAGTTACTTGAACTTGTGGTCCGATTGCTTCAACCATACCGGCAGCTTCTTTCTGGAATATTAATCCGCAAGAAGAAGTGAAGTTAGCTTGTGCGCCGTAGTCGTTATTAATGCCTGTGTCTGAATCTTCAGCATCTTCCATTGTTGGTCCAACAAATGAACCTACATTAGAAGGTGATGTTTCACCAGTTGTTCCACCATAAGCAACACCATACTTGCCAAGGAATGGAATATTCATTGACTTGTAAATCTTGATTCCAGCAATCTCGATGATGCCATTACCAGTCTGCAATGCAGAACCTTGAGCATCACGGTTTACTAGACCGTTAGAACCTACGTTTTGGATAAGTGAATAGTATTGTCTTGGGTTAAGAACACCAACTCTACCTTCAGAACTAACACCTTTCTCATCTAATGCAGCAGCTGCATCGTAGAAAGCGTTGATTAGGTTAGTAGCACTGTAAGCATCGGAGTCATTTGTAGTTGCTCCAACACGAACTTGTGTACCACCGGGTTCAACAAAGCTAGTTTTTGTGATAGGACTTACAACACGTGCGCCTCTAGTGACTGCACGGAATGCAAGACGGTCATATTTTTCAGCAAGAGCGAAACCAATCTTTCTTGAGATCTCTGATCTTAAATCGTAGTGAGCAAGTGTTTCATCTAATTCATAAACGAATGCACTTGAGATTAAGAGATCATCAACTGTGATTGTTTTCTCTGCTACTGGTGGAGTACCGTCGGAGTTTCCGAGGATACTGTTTCCGGGAGTATGATATTCCGCCGATGTACGACCTGTATATATGAACTGCAAACTCTTACCATTGGTAAGGCTTCTCTTCATAATTAGATCCCTAGCTATTGTTTGATGCTGGAATCCTTTGAACATCTCCCCGGAAAATAATTTAAGGTAGAGCGCACGTCTATCACCAGCACTATTACTAGCACCGGGCATAGTTACGGACGACTGCATACCTGTTGACTGTTGAGCCATTTTCCTTTAAAAATTGAGGGTATATTACTTTGTCTTCACATGTGAAAAAGTGTGAGTCTTAGTTAGACTCATTAGATTGTGTGGTCTATCCCACCGTCATGACGGCTAATTGGTATCCGCGTACGGGCAAAAAGCCAAAGTGAAAGGGAGTCCGACTCTGAGGTGCTCCCTTTCTGTTGTCATTTACTTAGTGTAAACGACGCCACGATATACGTAAGTAACCATTGGTTTCTCCCATATACCAAAGCCCCGTTCCATGCTTTGGTTTTCATGCGTCCTAAACAGGATGAACGGAAGTCGTGGTTATTCAGTAACAGTTTTTTCTACTGTTTCAGTTTCTTTTTTTTTATAGCGTCCCTTATTGTCACGCTTTGATTTTGCTGGTTTCTCTGCAACAATAGGTTCTTCTTTTCTACCTGTTGTTGTTTCTTGCCAGCGTCTTACGTTTGCAGTCATATTAATAAGAAGGGTCTCCTTCTGGTTCTTTGTATGTAGCTTCTAGTTTTTCTTTAACTTCTTCAAGTTTTTGTTCTTCAGGTGCTTCAGCGTAGCTACTAACGCCAGCTCTCATACCTGTGTTTTGATGTGACATATTGTTCCAATGACGTATGACGCCAGAAATAATAAAACAATTAGTTATGAGGTAACTAATGAAAATGAAAGTACGAGTGATAGCAATGATGTTGTCATAAGATCTAGTCTTATTATCTTCAAAGCTACCAAGCGCATACTTCCATATAGTCCAAATTTTTTTAGCCAATTAGGGGGGCTGTTAGTGCAACTTCTGTTGACTCAGTTGAAGCTAAGTCAAGTGGGAAGTTGTG